TCTGGTGGTTCAGCCCCAACGGGCGACGGCTCTGATGTCCCGACTGGTGGCACAGACCGCGACCTCACATTGGCACTAGTTGATGCGGCTCACCAAGCGGCATATGAAGATGGTGGCAACCCGAATATGCTCGTTCTGTCGCCCGCTAAAAAAGCGACGTTCAGCGACTTGTCTGGTGGCTCCGTATCGACCAACCAAATCCAATACACGGCTCCGCGTGAAGCAGCCATTGTTGGGTCAGTTTCGCTATACCTATCCGATTTTGGTGAGCTTTCTATTGTAATCGACAGGCAAATGAGTTCAGACCGAATTTATTTGCTCGATGGTGACTATGGAAGCATTTGCACCCTGCCGGGTCGCAACTTCGCTGTCGAAGATTTGGCCAAAACAGGCGACGCATCGAAATTCCAAATCATCACTGAGTATGGTTTGAAAGTAAGTGCGCCGAAGGCACACGCCGCTGTTTACGACCTTAACTAGGTTGTGAAGATAAGGGGGTAGCTTTGGCTACCCCCGTTTTCTTTGGAGACATTATGAGTAAACGACTGCTCAAGCGAGACCCAGTGACTGGAAAGGAAACTTGGTTTCACGCAGAGGACGGCAAGCACATTGTCACAAGTTCTCAAAATATTGATGCGCTGATTGCGAAGAACAAAGAAGAAGCCAACGAGTTTCGTCCGGGTTCTTTAATCGGCAACACACAAAACCACCGTCGTAAGGTCGCAGACATTCCTGCAAGCCTTTATCACGAGTTGGTTCATAAAATGGGTCAACCGCAAGACAACCCTAAAGAATGGCGAAAGTGGCTGAACGATTATGACAATCGTTTTTTCCGCACTGACCAAGGAACAATCTAATGGCTATCACGACTTATTCCGAGTTGCAGACCGCGATTGCTAATTTTCTAGCCCGCACTGATTTGACGGATGATATTAAGAATTTTATCGGCCTTGCTGAAGCCCGAATGAGCCGTGAACTTAGCACACGCAGTCAAGAAAAGCGTGTCACAGCCACCGCAGCGGCAGATGACGAATTTATATCACTGCCGACGGATTTGCGCGAAATCCGCGTAATTAAACTTAACAGCAGCCCGCAAAGAGTGTTAGAGTATTATACACCTCAACAATTCTATAAAGCATATCCAAACGCTTCGGGCGGACGCCCGGAGGCGTTTACAATTATTGGCACTGAGGTTGCTTTGCGACCCGTGCCCAGCGCAGCAGAAACTGTCGAGATGATTTACGGCGAGGGCTTATCGTCTTTGTCCGACAGCAATGCCACCAACACAATTTTGACGCGCCACCCAGACGCATATCTGTATGGCAGTCTTACTCACGCCTACACGTTCTTAATGGATGAGCAACGGGCGCTAGTTTACGACCAGTATTTCAACCGAAGCGTTGAAGAAATCACAAAAGAAATGGAAACAGCCCGCTTTGCTGGTGGCGGCATAGCAATGCAAACCGACTATCAAGGAGCATAACCATGTCAGCAATGTCTGATTACCTAGAGAACAAAATTCTCGACCACATCCTCGGCACAACTGCATACACTGCTCCGTCAACTGTTTACGTTGGCTTGGCAACTGCATCGTTCAATGATGACGCTAGCGGCAGTGAATTGTCAGGTAATAACTACTCCCGCGTTGCAGCTGCATTTGACGCAGCAGCAAGCGGCACAACTGATAACACCAGTGCTATAGAATTTGCGGCTGCAACAGGATCATGGGGAACTGTAAGCCACTTCGGTATCTTCGATGCCGCATCGAGTGGCAATCTGCTCATCCATGGAGCGTTCTCAGCAAGCAAAACAATTACAACAGGCGACATCCTTCGCATTGGCGCGGGCGACCTCGACATAACAGCGGCTTAGTCCAATGGCTGAAATAATCAGCCCTAATTTAGAGCAGCTTGACGCTTGGGGCAAAATGGATGCCCTAGATAGCTTCGGCTTTCTTGAGGACTTAGATAGCTTAAATTTATTTGAGACCTCGTCTTCGGTAGCAACCGCAATAACGTCTGCTGCCAGTGGCGCAGCAACTTTGTCTTGCAGCGGTGCTGAGACTGTAAGCATCGCAGCCGCAAGCGCTTGCAACCGTATAGTTGAAGTTACCGGGTCGGCAGGCATTGCCTGCACATCGGCCAGCAGCTTGAACAGAGTTTGCGGGGCAGCGTCATCCGTAGCGTTGTCGATCAACGAGGCCGCAGCGGCTGCTGTTGTCCGTGTTTTCGATGGGTCATCAGCGACCTCTGTTTCTGCAAGCGGAACGCAGCTGAGACTGCAAAGCACTAGCGCATCGGTTACGGGCGCAGCGTCTGTAAGCGCAGTCGCGTCGTTCATCGTGGCGATGGGCGGCTCGGCCAGCTTGACCATTGAAGCCGCCGGACTTGCGGCAACAGTTAAGACATTTAGCGCGGCAGCTAATATGTCGGTTGCGGCAAGCGGAGCGACCAATGTCGTTTTGTCCCTTGCAGGCAACCCAAATGTCGCAATGACAGTAGCTGCTTCGGCAAGTGGAAAATTTGCAATGTCAGCAACGGCCAACGCAGCCGTCACAGCTACACTAATAGGTGAGTTGCAGGGCGAGGCTTGGAGCGCTGTCGCGGCAGGCAATGAGACATGGTCTGAGGTTGCGGCAGGAAGCGAACAATGGACGGACGTAACCGTCGGAACAGAAACTTGGACAGAGGCCGCAGTGGCATCAGGCGCATGGACGCCTGCATCAACTGGCTCTGAGACTTGGAACACGCAATGATTAAGTTTGGTGAATGGCTACCCGACCAGCCCGACTTCCAAAATGTCGGAGCGACGGAAGCAAAAAACGTCATTGCCTCTGCGTCTGGTTATGTCCCGATCAAGGCATTGGAAGAACTTAGCAGCCTTGCGGTTGCTGATAATCGAGTTCGCGGCATCCTTGCCGCAAAAGATGCAGCAGGCAGCGTCAAGCTTTTTGCAGGCGATGCCGCAAAGTTATATGAGTTTAATGCAGCCACTAGCGCTTTAGATAATGTCAGCAAGGTTGGTGGCTATTCCATGAACACGGAAGACTACTGGCGGTTTGTGCAATTCGGAAACCGTGTTGTTGCAGCGGGCGGCTTGGGTGTTCCAACGCAACAATTCCTTGTTGGCACGGATAGCGTGTTTTCTGATTTAACTGGATGCCCTAAAGCAAAATTCATTGCTAACGTCCGCGACTTTGTAATGACCGCCCACATTGACGAAAGCGGCACGACCACCCCGTTCCGAGTAAGGTGGTCAGCAATCAACGACGCTACCAGTTGGACGATTGGAACCAACCAAGCAGACAGCCAAGATATAGCAGACGCTGGCCAAATCACGGGGCTAGTCGGCGGTGAGTATGCAACCATTTTAATGGAACGCGCTATTGTCCGCGCTACCTATGTCGGCACACCTCTTATCTTTCAGTTTGATAAGGTGGAGACAACACGCGGTTGCCAATACCCCGGCAGCGTTGCCAATGTCGGCCATACTGTGTTCTACCTGTCGAATGACGGGTTCTACTCGTTTGACGGTCAGCGCTCCACACCGATAGGCGCTGAAAAAATAAATCGTTGGTTCTTTGACGAGTTCGATGCAGAAAACCGCAGTCGCCTATCTTGTGGCGTTGACCCGCAAAACCAAATTGTCATGTGGTCATTTGTTTCCAACGAGGCGACAAGTTCGGAGCCAGACAAGGTTCTTATTTACAACTACGCCTTGCAGCGTTGGTCTTATGGCGAGTTTGAGACAGAGTTTATCGCTCCATACTTTACAGCTGGCTACACGCTAGAGGGCTTGGAAAATCTGCTTGATACAGGCGAAGGCATTGAAGACTTAGGCGCGTCTTTGGATAGTGAGTTGTTCAAAGGTGGCGGGTATATTTTTGGCGGCTCGAAAAATAAGAAGCTGCAAAGCTTCACCGGGTCGCCTGTTGCAGCAACGGTTGAGACTGCTGAGTTTGCTTTAGGGCAAAATCGTCATGCGGTTGTAAACCGGGTCATACCGCTTACCCAAGGTGGAACTGTCACCGTTCAAATGGGAACACGCAACCGCCAAACCGATGACCAGTCGTTTGGCACAGCTTCGTCTTTGAACACTCAGGGGTTCTGCCCGACCAGAGCGCAGGGGCGCTTCCACACCGTCCGATGCAATTTGACGGGTAACTGGAAGTTCGCTCAAGGCGTTGAGATTGATGGCAAGGTCTTAGGTGAGCGCTAATGTCTAACCAATTTCGCACACTCCCAACAATGGGCGGGAGCGCTCGTCAAGTGGCGGAAGTGTTAAACAGAACGATCGACGGAAAACTAAACTCAACCGGGACAGTGACGCTGACCGCTAGTGCAGCCAGCACAGCGGTAACGGAAGAGCGGGCTGGTTCGGATAGCGTGATTTTGTTTATGCCGACAACGGCCAATGCCGCTGCCGAGATGGATGGAATGTATGTTTCATCGCGTGGGAAACAGACTTTTACAATCACACACGCAAACAACTCGCAGACTGACAGGACGTTCTCATATGTTGTCATCGGATGAGGTGAAGTTTCTGCCAGTAACGGCGGAACTCGTGGACACCTTTTGGCCTCATGTGATTTCGCTATTGCTACCAGCAATCGAAACAGCGGAGGGCAAGACTAGCCCGGAGCAGATAAACACCGACTGCAAAAGCGGCAAGGCAATGCTGTGGGTGGTGGTCTGCGGCAACGACATCATAGCCGCTTTGGTAACGCGAGTTTATCGCTACTCAGGAAAGCAAGGATTTGCGATTGAGTTTGTCGGCGGCAAACAAATGAAACAGTGGATTGATTTAGTGTTGAACACACTTGAGCGTGTGGCCAAAGAAAGTGGCTGCACACATTTTGAGGCATACGGAAGACGGGCTTGGCAGAGATGGCTAGAGCGCCGCAACTTTAAGCCAAAATTTATCCAGTATGAGATGGAGATAAAATAATGGGTAAAAAGTCGGAAACAACAGTGCAGCAGGCTCCGCTGCCAGAGTTTTTGCAAAAGCAGTTACAAGAAACTTATGGCTTTGCAAGAAACATAAACCCAGCGGTTTATGGCGGTGAGCGGGTTGCAGATTTCACACCTGTTGAACAGCTTGCTCAGTCGATGACAGCGCAGCGGGCGTTAGCGGGTGACCCTACTTTGCGGCAAGCGCAGGGGCTTCTTGGTGACACACTAAGCGGGGATTTTTTAACAAATCCATTTTTGCAGCAACAAATTTCCGACGCAGTCCAAGGCGCGGCCAACCGGGCAACATCGCAATATGCGCTAGGTGGTCGCCTCGGTAGCGCGGCCTTCGGTAGCGCATTAGGTGCGGGCATCACTAGCGCAGCAGCCCCCATTCTTTCTCAGGCTTACAATGCGGAGAGAGGCAGGCAAATGCAGGCAGCGGGGCTGGCTCCGCAGTTAGCTGATCAACGCTTCCAAGAATTAGGAAGATTGGCGGGCGTTGGTGAACAGCAGCGCCAGATGCAGCAGGCACAAATCCAATCGCAGAGAGACTTTATCAATGAACTTAATGCAGCACAGCAGGCTCGTCTGCAAGCGCGTGTCGCTGCAACAGGCTTAACGCCAACTCAGACGGGGCAGACACAGACCACAACCCCTAGCACAATCGACACTATCTCTAATTTAGGCACAGCAGCTGCACTTGCCAAAATGGCTTTTACGGCGTCGGACGAGCGCATGAAGGAGAATGTCGAGCAAATCCAAGACCCAATTACGAAGGTCAATATGCTTGATGGTGTGACCTTTAATTACAAGAACGAGCCGGGTCGCGCTGCCGGATTGATGGCGCAGGACGTGGAGCGGGTGCTTCCCATGGCAGTTAAAGAAACTGAAAGCGGCATGAAGGCTGTCAACTACGCGCAAGTCACAGGCTTGCTGACAGAGGCGGTAAAAGAATTGTCGAACAAGGTAGCCCGTCTCGAAGCAGGGAGGTCGTAATGGCTAACGGTCAAGGAATTAACTACGGTTTGTTGGCAGATGCCTTTTCCGCCCTTGGCGGCAAGCGCAGTAACTTCGGGCAGACCTTTGAAAAGTTACAAGATGAGCAGCGGCGCAAGGAACTCCTCGAAAGCCTCGTGCTTGGCGGCGCAACTGCGTCCGCCCCGGTTGCGCCACCCAACACTTCTGTCGGCGTTATGCCCCCAAATGCTACTACTCCGTCAGCAGTATCGCCTGTCTCGCAGTTAGACCCAAATGTTGCAGCAAGGCCATCTCTAACAAACCAGCAACGACAAATAATCGCCGCAATGCCAGTAGATCAAGGCTTGCAAACTGCCGCCACACTTTTAGGCAAAACTTATACTGGCGCACCCGTGCAAATTGAATTTAAGGGCAGACAGTTAAGTTTTAACTCTGATGACCCACGGCTCGTCCAGTATCTTAATGCGGGCGCTGTGCAG